GATGCATATGTGTTTACATATACTCTCATTGTACCGTTTAGAGTACCTACGAATTTCGTATTTGTTGGTGCTTCAAAAGTACCTTCAGTTGTTCTTGCGAATGCTGATGTTGTAGCAGATTGCAAGATTGTCAATGCTGATGGTGAAACAACTGCCCAGTTTGCCGCGCCTCTACGAGTACGTTGAGCAACTAGGTTTGCTTGTTGATTGATTAATGTCGCTAACACGGCGTGTCTATCACCGATGAATGTAGGTGTTCCTGTGAAAGAACCTGACATATCATATGTTGCGCCTGTTGTTGCTAAGTTAGATAGTGAACCTAAGATTTCTTGGTCGATTTCAGCAGTGATTTCCATTGCTAGAGCCGCCATAATCTCAGCCTCTACATCTAGACCGTGCATTGCGTTTGCATCTTGAGCCGCTTCAAATGTCCAACGTGCAGATAGTTTACGAGTTTTCGCCTCTACTGTTTGTTTTAATACTTGAATTGACATTTTTGAACCTGCAACACCTTCTAGAGATGCAGTTGAAGCCGGAGCCCCTGCCGCATCACCTGAATATGCGTTTGCAATTTCAAATGGTGATAACGCTTCATCACCTGCAGATACGCCTGCTTTTGATTCAGCATATCTTACACGTAATGTGTGAATTTGACCTACTGGTCCAGTCATTGGTTGAACACCAATGATTTCGTTAGCGATAACTGTCGGCATAACACGACGGATAACTGGTAGTATCACCTTGTTTAGGGTTGCGATGTTACCAGCCTGTGTTGCACCAGCAGTTGCACTTTCGTTAAGTGCTACTTTAGTGTTTTCTAAAACCGTTTTCATTACGTCTGCTTTAGTGCCGTTTAGGCCTTCCATTAAAGCATCACGTGTTTGATCCCAGTTTTTTCCTTCGAAAAGATTTTCCATCTTTTTATCTCCTGATAATTTATCCTGGTTAATTTAATCCAGCCAGTTTTTTCAACTGAATTATTTCGGCATCGCTGTCTGATGACGGTGATTCTTCCGTTGCTACCTCACGGTCACCAGTATGTTCAGTCACTTTGCCTTCTGTTAATGTTTTTGTTTCTTCTTTCGTTGAAACGTTCTTTTCATCTAATACTGCAGGTAGATATTTCTTGAAAGCAGTTTTTAGATTAGAAGTCTTTACTGACTCTAGTAATTCAGTCATTACTTTTGCTTTTTCTTTGCCTAACGGTGCTAGTAGATCCGTCATAACCTCTTTACGGTTAATCTTATCTTCTAGGATACGTTGAGCCTTTTGAGCATCTTCAATGTTTGAATCTTTGTCAGCAATCACTTTTTCAAGTTCAGCAACTTTTGTTGCAGAGTCTTCAAGTTTCTTGTTCACTTTAGCAACTTCTGTGCCTTCATTTAAATGTGAAGCCATAAATTCGCCTGAGAACGCCTCAAATACTTTACGACCAAATTCGTTTTCTTTAGCCGATTGTATATCTTCTTTGAGTGCTTTCATTTCTGAACGTAAAGAGTTCTTGATTGTATTTTCAACAAGTTCTGCGGATCTCTTAATAAAGTTTTCTTTAGTCTTGTTGAGAATGTTTTTACCTTCTGCAACTAAACGTACTTTAGTATCTACTAACTCACGTTTATCGTTGTGGAACTCAGATAGTTCACGTGAAAGTTGTTTAACAACGAACTTCTTAGTTTTTTCAAGATTTTCGTTGACTTTTTCACGGTCTGCTCTAAGTTCTTTAACTTCGGTCGCCAAACGAGAAGTAATGAATTTTTCGAGGAGTTTTGCGTGTTCAGAAATTGCTTTCTTATACGCAACACGTTCTGCGATTAGAGCCTCTCGGTCAGTTTTAAACTCCGTCATTTCACTTTTAATAGCATTGTTAAGCATTGTATCCATTGCATCAACAATATGTGATTTGTCGTGTTCAAATTTCTGAGCGAACTCCTCACGCAACTCGGCCGTAATTTCCTCTCTTGCTTCTGCTAGTTTAGTATCTAGAGCCTCTTTAATTTGTGCGCCAGCCTCTTCGGATAGAACACCAGTCTCTAGAAGTTTAGCAAGGATTTCTGTTGCCATTGTTACTTCTCCTATTATAATTTAAGTTCACGAATGAACTTAACGATTTGTTCTGACAAGTACCTTTGGGCGACCTTGTCATTTTGTATGTTTTGTGCCAGTTCCCAAGTTTGGTAACCGCCACGCATATTCATTAAACCTTCGTAAATTGCTTTTGGGTAGGCTTCAGGAGCACTTGGCTGTGCTACGATGTCTACCGTTACAATTTCAAAATTGCTTACATTTCCATCAGGTCCTACTTCTCCTGAACCACGAGATGAAACGCCTAAAGTTGCGCCTGACTCGATTAATGTTCTGATAATATTTCCCATTGGAGTTGGAACAATTTTGAGTTTACCATACCCATTCGGTCCGTCCATCCACATATTTTCAATAATGTGTGAGACACGGTCTACATTTACGGTTAACTCTGGCGGATGGTCACATTCACCTAGTACAGGAAAACCTTCTTCAATTTTTCTCTGTACAGTTTCGACTGCGGTTGCAATCTCTTTGACCGGATAAACACGTTGGTTAGCATTTTTTACGTTACCTTGAACGAAAATGCCTTCCATAAACATATTTTTTTCGCCGTTGTCGCCTTCTTGTATACGTGACTTTACACCTGCTTGTTTATGTGAAAGTCTTTCAATTAGAACGGTCATTGGTTATCTCCAAAGAATTAGGAACTAACTGATTTAGTGTTAGCGCCATCGTCACCTGCTGATGCCTTTTCAGGCTTCATTGCTGGTGCTTTACTGTTTCCAGATACGTTTACATTTTTTGTAGACATATCTTTTGCACTTGCTGATCCACCTGATGTATTACCATCTTTTTGACCAACTGGTGCCGCGTTTGAATCGTCTCCTGGACGTTTTGCGTTAGCATTAACTGGAGAAGCCGCGCCGTCGCCGTTGTCACCTTCTGATGCTTTGGCTGGTGTCGCATATTCTTCAATTTTTTCTTCTTTGCTTTCGCTAGTTTCGTCTTCTTCTGACTCTTCTAAATCAAGTTCCAACTCATCATTTTCCTCAACTTTGTCTTCTGTTGATTCTTCTGATGCTTCTTCTACTTCTGATTTTTCTTCTATAGCAGGTTCTTCTGATTCCATTTCCATCTCGGCTTCATCGCCTTCGTCTTCCATATCATCTTTTTCACCTGACATAATTTTTTCGAATTCTGCCTCTAGATCCGCTAAGTTTGATTCTAAATCTTCTACACGGTCTTCGATGTCGCCGTCTTCTTTTTCCTCGCCGTCGTTGTCACCCATTTCTAGGTCGTCAACTGCTTCGTCTTCGGATTTTTCGTCTTCATCATAGAATTCTTCGTTTTCGATTTCTGCTTTGTCTGATTCAATTTCTTCTGAACCTTCTTCGGCTTCTTCGTTTGAACTTTCCTCAACAGGGTCGTTCTCTGTAGTCTCGTCAATATCCTCAAGGTCTTCTTCTACAACTTCGTCACTTTCGTTTAGAAGTTCTTCATGGATTCTACGAGCCTCCGCAACTATAAAGTCGTGTAACTTTGATTCTGCGGCTTCACGTTCCTCATTGATAAGAAGTTCTAACACTTGTTCTAGTGTACTTCTAGTGTCTGACATAATATGTCTCCTTATCTAATTAGCCACAAAAGTAAGAACTGTGGCAAGGTTGTAGAAACACTT